GGCCCGTCGCTTGCCCTCGACTTAGCTAGTCGTGGGTTGGAGTTTCCGATTGAAGTCCTATCAATCGGTGATCAAAACTCCGCACTGTGGTGTTTGGGATGCTGGTTGACGTTTTACAGATGGAACAGAAAGCAGTCGGGCATTAAAACCCCGGTATGCTAAAACTGCTGTAACTCTCGCAACCACTTCCCACACCCGAAAGGGTGTCACCGATCAGTAGAATCACCGTGAGGTGTCCAACTGCTGTAACTCAGTGAACCTGCCGAAAGGCAGGCGGCGGAATCTCTTCCGCCGAGCTACAAAGAGACACATTGGTTCCCTATGGAACTGTGTGTGGTCATGTGCCCTGATCGCGGGCATCGCTTAATTAGCGAACCAGTGAAGCGGTCCTGGTGCACTGGTTTCCTTCACAAAGAAACCATGCTACCAATTACTGGACCGTTTTCGGCATCGTGGCAATGGCTGGATCAGTATAACAATGGCGACAACTACGCTGGGGCTTACAAGTCCCAAGCAAAGTATCGCCAAGTTAGACCATTCGACCGTCCACTTGCTTACCGGATGTTCAAATCAAACGTGATTTCAAACATAACATGCTCTTCAACGAGCATTTATAGTGTTTGGAACACATTGGCTTACGCCATGTGTGCACCAATTGACTGGAACAATCCGCACGTCGCTTCGGCGTACAACAAAGCCTATAGTAAGTTCCTCTCTAAGATTAAGGGAGATCAAGCTGAATTAGGTGCGAGCATGGGTGAATTTCGTAAGACCGCGGATATGGTTTCAGACCGTACCTCGCAACTTTACAAGTTCTTTCGTGCTCTGCGTCGTGGTCGCTTCCGTGAGGCAAACGCCCTCATACGCGTGCCATCGGGATTTAAGCCAAAAGCTAGATCCTTCGGTGGCATTGTGCTAGAGTACAGCTTTGGCTGGGCTCCGGTAGTGTCGGACATACACACTAGCATGAAAGTGCTAGTTTCTGGGATTCCTCCCAGTTTCGCGAAAGCGAAAGTAGCCAGCGTAATTGCTGGTTATAACTATGACTCAGGTGGAGTTTGGCCTCTTCACGGTTCAAAAACCGTGGATTCGGGCTATATCACCGTGAACATAGGTGCAGGTGTCCATTTGACCAACCCTAACCTGTGGTTGGCAAATCAGCTGGGATTAATTAACCCAGTTTCAGTCGCGTGGGAGTTAACCAGGCTTTCTTTCTTGGTGGATTATTTCATCAATGTTAGTCAGGTTATTGACTCGTGGTCGGATCTTATAGGGGTGGAAATATTCTACCCCTACCGTTCTTACGGGCTCAACATCACTTCGACAGACTATCAGGAAACAGGATATAGTGAACCCTGGTCTCCTTGTCACGGCGATAACACCATTTATGTGTGCCATGCCGAGGCAATGAGATTCGTTCGGGAATTAAGTATCCCCGGACCTTCACTGCGATTCGAGGCTCAGCGAGTGTCCCTTAAACGGGCCTCAACGAGTATTTCTCTTCTCCTACAACAATTGAAAGGTAGATGATATGCCCTCTTTGGCAAATCTCATCGTGAAGAAAGCAGACGGAACGACAGACATCACTTGGAGTGGTCTTGTCGCCGCTGCCGGCGATAAGAGTCATGCCCGCTATGCCTCCCAGACCGTGAACAGCATTCCGGCTTTCCAGCCGAAGATGTCAGTGCGCTCTGATGGCAATGGGGATGGCTCCGTTCGTAGGGTGTACGCCAACTTGGTGTACCCCTATTCCGTCCTCGATTCGACAACGAACCGAACAACTCTGGTGTCACAAGCGAGTTTCCGTGGCGAGTGGGCTGTCCCTCAGGACATGCCTCAAGCCAACGTCGACGAGTTTGCGGCTCAGGTTGCTAATCTGCTTGACCACACGGACATGGTGTCCGTAGTCAAAGTGCAGACGGCTCCGACGTAATAGAAGTCATACGTCATGTCTATATCGAATTCAATCGACCCCATGGTCGTTGAAGCGGCGTATCGCCTATGCGAAGCCGGGCGGACACCTTGGTGCTTGAAGGTAGCAATACTTATTAAGTATCAAGAGTGGGACCAACTCGCACTACTGCGAGTCGATCCGCACCTTTACCAAGATGCAGAGACCTACTATGTGGATACAGTGGCAACCGAATTTCTTCGGAAATTTGAACCATTGCCCACGACCTTTGATAGGGTCGCAGCAGCTCAAGCGAATGCAAGAGAAGCTGAGGTTTCATGTTATCGCGCCAATGAACGTCTTTCTCCGTATGTCTTCGCTGTCTTGGGGCAACCCAATGATGGTACTGACGACGGCGTGCTTTCCTTCATCAGGAAAGTGCGGAAAAAGGTCAGGCGTTTGCTTGGTGAGGTTCCTTCTTCGTTGGAGGGACGATTTGGTCCGGGTGCGACTTTCGCCGACCGCGGACGGCTAACTACCGTCCCAGATAAAATGACTTCTGCACCTACCCTTACACGTTCATGTGATGTTGTGCTTTACCACTGGGCTGAAACAGCCTGGGGCCGAGCACACTATGAACGTCGCCAACCTCTCGCATATTGTCGTGGCAACCGTTTCTCAACGGTTGCTAAGGATTCTGTGAAGAATCGTGCAATAGCTGTGGAGCCTAGTTTAAACGTTCATTACCAACTTGCGTTGGGACGATTGTTGAAGACGAAGCTACTGCATGCGGGGTTGGACACTCGCAGGGGGCAAGATGTACACAGGCGGGTTGCCTGTCAAGCTAGCCGTGATGGCTCGCTTTGTACTATCGACCTCTCGAATGCCAGCGACACAGTTGCCTACAACCTTGTAAAGTTGTTGGTACCGGATGACTGGTTCGATTATTTCGATAGCTTTAGGTGTGAAAATACCTTCGGCTTACACGGAAGAAGTTGGACCAAGTTAGAGAAGTTCTCCTCTATGGGGAATGGCTTTACCTTCGAGCTAGAGACGCTATTATTTGCGTCTCTGGTTTCCGTTGCTTGCGATGAGCAAGAACCGGGATATGGTGAATTTGGGCATGACGTGTACGTCTTTGGAGACGACATTATGTGTCCGAGTTCCTGTTTTCGTGGTGTAAAGGCTGTGTTGGAATTCTTTGGGATGAACCTTAATCGGAGGAAAACCTTTTACGAGGGGCCCTTCCGTGAGAGTTGTGGCGGTGACTTCTGGAATGGGAAGGACGTCCGTCCCTACCATCTAGAAAGTGATCCAAATGAACCACATAAAATCATCTCCCTCCTCAACGGACTCAGGCGAGTACTCGAAAAAGATTGGCTTAGTGCTGATCGTCGCAGTGCTTACCTTCGGTGCTGGTTTGGCGTCCTTGACGCTTTACCAGCACATGTCCGACAGTGCCGTGGCCCTAAAGGCCTTGGCGACATTGTCATTGAAGACAGTGAAACTGCTTGGAGGACCAGAGAAAAAGACAGCATCAGGTACGTTCGGGTGTGGAAACCTGTCCGTATCAAC